TGTGATACACTAGAAGGACTTGCAGCTTTAGTTAAAGTTGTATTAACACCACCAGCATTAGTATTAACTACTACTAAATCATTATCACCAAAGAACTCAAAAGGAACTGTAAATGATGTTTGTCCAGACGTAGCTGTATATTGTATTCTAGGTGATATGTCTGATATTGTTATTGCCATTTATCTTAATACATTTTTTTCTAATTTATCAAATAGTGAATCCAAAAACCATACATTCTGGAATGGTACTAGTCTACGCACATTACGAGCTGTGTGATGATTGTACTTACCTGTACCCCATGTCCACATAATATCTGATATATTAGATATTTGACTAGCTGTTGGCCCTAATACATCAGGAATAGGATTATTTAATATATCTTTGTAAGTGCCGTATGGTTTTTTACCACCTAATAATGGTCTTAAACCAATTTCATTATTACCTAATCTTTCAATAGCATTATTAATATCTGAAAAAATACCACCTAAACCTGATCTATCAAATCCATCTACTAATTTTTGACCAAGTGGTTTCTTACTATAATCTCTACCAAATTGTTTTTGTCTAAAGGCATCTACCATCATACCACCAGCCATTAACAACAATATACCTTGCATAAAATTTGTGTCTTTTTCTTGTAATCCACGCATTAACATTCTTTGTGTAGCCGCTGCACCAAATTTTTTAAATTGTGATATAGCACCACCCATTTCTGTATTGGCCCATAATGGTACATCTCCTTTACTTGGAGTAACAATATCTACATTAACTTGTTTAGATAATCCTTGATGATATATTTCAGCAGCTTCTTTTGCTTTAGGTGTGTCATCCCAAGCATCACTATTAGCTACACGCATATGTTTAAATTCATTTCCATCTGCTTTACTAGATATTTTACCATTTTTACCTACACCATGTTTTTGATATTGTTTATATATTTCTCTAGCAATATCATCTGTAATACCTAAGAAGTTCATTCTAGCTCTATTTAATTTAGAAATAGGTTTACCTAATGCTATTTTTTCTACATTTTCTATTATTCTAGTACCATTAAAGAATCCAGCCATTGTTTTAACTGAGGCATTCCAAGGGTTACTTGCATTTAAGAATGTAAAATAAACATTACCTACTTTACTCATACCTCTTTCCATTTTATTAAATACACCGAATGCATCTTCTAATCCATACATACCCATAGCTCTTGAGCTATCTATCATGTCTAAAGCTTCACCACCTAATTGTGTAGAGTTTTTAGACATCTTTAATATTTCTTTAGCCATACCACTTTGAAACATTTCAGTTTGTATTTTAAATGTTTTAGTCATACCATTAATCATAACTAATCTAGCTGTATCTACTACTTGTGCTATACCAGTAAGCATAGTAGTAGCATTGTATAATTTCATCATTCTTAAACCTCTACTAAAGGTTCTATTAGGATCATAAGGCAAACCATATGTTCCTCTAACTAAATGTATAGAAGCATCTATATCTTGTAGATTTTTAATTTGTTGTTTTGTTAAAAAACTACTTAATGGCAAAGCATTTTCATCAAATCTTTGATTATAATACATATCGTACTTTTTGTTTTTTCTTAGCATTTCATCACTAATTTGTATTATACCTTGTTGATAACTGTTATCTGGTGACCAACGTGTTCCATATCCCATAGGATCACCAAATACTTTTGTTAATTCTATGTCAGGAACTACTTGATTAAAGTAATGTCTTTGTAGAAGCATTATATCATCTTCCATAAATCCTTCTTTCATTAATCTAGTATAATCAATATTTAAATCTCTACCTAGAAATCTACTAGATATTTTATTAACTTCTCCCAATGCTTCTTCTGGTATTTCATTTAATACGTCATCAATTTGTCTAAGTCTAAGAGTAGGTTGATACTGCATAAATGATTCTATAATATCATCAATAATATCTGGAGAATTTCCATTTTTCATCATCCATGCTTCTTCTTGTGCTTTTGTCATATTAGGGCTTTTTTTTAATAATGACGGATTTCTTGCAGCTAACTTTTCTAATTCTTCTCTCATTATTTGTTTAAATAGTTCTGGATTAGCATCAATAGCATCTCTTTTATATAATGGGTTAATGTAATTTTTTCTAAGATGAATACCTTTAGTTTCCATTAAAGTTAATTTAGCTTTAAGCTTTCTTCTTAATACTATTAAATCTTCTAGTTTTTGTAGTTTTTTCTTATTTGTAACTGCTTTTCTACCTTCAATACTACCATCCATTTGTTTAATAAACATATCAAGTCTATCAATTTGATATTTATGCCATGCTATAGAAATACCACTTTCTTGATATTCTTTACCTAATGGAGCATAAAACAAATCTTCTGTATGTTTTGCAGCTGCTTTTACTTCAGGAATAGCTGGTGCATCTGGATTTAGTCTAGCTCTTGTAACAGCTGAAGAAAACTCTCTCGGTGTCATAACACCAGTTTTATCAAGTCCTGTACCAATTTTAGTATTAACAACTTTTTCTAAAAATTTTTGTTCGTTTTTACCTAATCTTTTTAAATAAGCATTATATTCAGACATAACTGCATCATCACTTATTTTAATCATGTAATGTCTTGATTTAATTTTTCTTTCAATAGTAGGAGCAGAAGGTACGCCTTCAAAGTTACCTTTAGTTAGTAATGGATTTTCTAATACTGTAGTAATAAAATCTTGTTCTTCTAATCCACCTTTATCTAACACTCTAAATAATGGAGTAAATCCTGATTTTTCTCCAAGATAACCCATACCAGTAGGTTTAATTTGATTTGCTTTAATCCACTCTGCTTCTGTTCTTATAGGCTGTGTAGCACCAGCACCAACAGATCCTTCTTTATAAATACCACCACCTACATATTGACTATTAGAATAATGTGTGTCCATATTATCTAACTTACTAGCCGTATCATCAAACTGTTTACCAGCTAATTTATTGTTTATAGCTGGGAATAATGCTGGTAATATAAAACCACTAGCTGATATTAAGGCTGTTTCTTCCCACGTTCTTGTAGTGCTTAAACCTTGTTTAACCATTTCTTCTGTAGTTATTAATCCACCAACTTTACCTGATCTCATTAATCTAGTACCAGTAAACATAAAACTACCAGCTTTGGTAAACATAAACAAACTTGATGGATCAGTTAGTCCACCTAATACTCTACCTACAATATATGAAGGTGAACCATTTGCTTTTTTACTATCTTCTATAAAGTCTTTAATTAATTTACTTGTATGTTTTTTACTTTTACTGTGTAGGAAGTTTCCAATATAAGGCTCAAGTCCTTTTAATTGTCTATCAAAAAATATGTTATATGTTTTGTCAGTAACAAATTCTGTATCATCTTGTGCAACAGAAGCATCTACAATGTATTTAAAAGCTAAACCAAAAATATTTTCGTCTGCCCATCCAGCACCAACATCTCTTACATCTTGAAAATAATTTAATGGCTCAGTTGGATCTGGTCTACCACTAATATTAGGTTTTGCTTGACTAATATCTCCTACTGTAGAAAACTCACCCATCTAGTCTAATATAGATTTATTCTTTTTTTGTATTTGTGGTGATGTTGTAACTTGTAAATCAGGAAAATAAGTCATTTGACCTTGTGACCATGCAGTAATATATTCTGCTACATCTCTCATCATAGTTCTAAATCCACCATATCCTATTGCAGCTTGTCCTTCTGCATCATTCCATAATTCATTTAACAATGCTGGTTCATATTGTTTAACACCAGCAGCAGTTGCACCTGAGTAAAACTCATCTGTGCCTTCTTTATAACTTCCAAAACTACCAATGTATTTCATATCACCAGTTTTAATAAACTGATTTAATGCTTTTTGAAATCTTGGCCCAATCCATGAAGAACTGTTATATGCTAATTTAACTAGAGCTACAGTTAAGTATGCGTTTTTATTTGATGCTAAATCATCTATACCAGTAATACTTTGTACTAATTTTAATTTATCATCTAACATTTTCATCATAACAATGTTGTTATCTTCTCTAGTAATTGTTTGTTCACCAGTTAATAACTTGTCAATATCGTAACCAAGTTCTGTTAATTGAGATTTAACAGTTGGATCTTTTAACGATAATCCAGTACCAATAGTAGGATCACCATTTTCTGACATCATAAGATCATATTCTGCTTTTTGTATTTTACTACCTTCAGTAACCATTTCTACTGGGCCACCACCACCAGCTCTAGTACCAACATTAAATGTTTTGTTTCTATTTCCTGTAAAACCAGAATCATATGCTTGTGCATAGAAACCACCTTCTTGTTTGTTAATAGTGTCCATTAATAAGTTTGTTGCTGTATTTTGATATCCCATAGCTGTTTGCTCCTTGCCTGAAAATTGTGTAGCTAGATTATCATCAAATACTCCAGCTTCTTTTTGTTGTTGATATGTTAGAAAAGCAATTTGATTTTCTTGTAATTGTCTTTCTACAGTATTCATATCAATACTAACATCAGGTAGCCATTCAATATCATTAAACATTCTACCTAAATCTTCTATTCCATTTTTACCTTTGTTATATCCATTATACACAAGGTTAAACATACCTTTTAATGTTTGCATAACTAATGGTTGTTCTTCTATATTTGCAAATCCATATGTTTTGAAAAATGTATCTGCTTTAATATTTTGACTTTTCCAATTTTGCCATGCTGTATTTTGGAAGTCTGATCTAACACCAGATAATGTTAATGATGCATTTAATTCTCTATTAGCTTCAGGTTTAAACCCTGATTCTGGATTATTAGGATTATTTAATGCCATAATATTCCATCTCCATCTAAATCCATAGATATTCTATATGTTGGATCACCTATACTTGTTGCATCATAATCAAATCTAATTCTTTTGTTATCCATAAGACCTAGTATATTTTCAGCTGTAAAAAAATCAGAACTTAATCCAAGTGCTGCTCTTTCTCCATCAGTCATATTTAATCCTCTATTAACTATAGTCAGTGTTGCATCTGTTTTAATTTCATCTTCTGATAAACCTTTTGACATATAAGTTTTAAACATAGGATATTTTACTAATTCTTTAGTCATTATATATTCTCATCATATCCATAACCCATAGTTCTAATAGTATTAAGAATGTAAGGTAATTGTTTTTCAAATGCTTTTTTAATACTATCTTCCGTCATTAATACTTTATATGTTTGATTATCAAACATACTAGCCACTCTTACAAATATTTGTTCACCAGCTTCTTGCATAACTAAATTAAAAGATGGCTGTAAATCTTTATCTCTACCCATAATATTAAATTCATTATTACCAGTTAATAAATCTGTATCTACAAAACCCAACCCCCACCATGGGCCATCTTCTTGTTGATCTTCAAAAAAGTTTTCCATCATTCTATTAAAGTCTGTACCACTTTCTCCTATAACGCTATTCATAAATTCAATTTTTTCATCTAGTACAGTTTGTTCTGGATATGTTTTACTAACCCATTTTTCTATAATTAGCTTTTCATATTCACCTACATCTAAGTTTAAATCATTAATTTGTTTTTCTGTAAGATTTGCTATATTCATATTTAATCTACCTACTTTTTGCAATTCTTCATGTAATTCTACTAAGTTTGCAAAATTTTTATTACCTTCACTATCACCAAAAGCTAATGGTCTACCTTTTGTTTTAGAAAGATTATTTGCAAATTCAGCCATATTTCTTAATTCTTGTCTATCTGCTTGTACTTCAAAGTTAAAACTATCCATACTACTAAAATAGTTTTCTAATACACTAGGAACTTGACCATATACCCTAGATAGTTCTACTAATGAATTAGTTACAATATTGTTGCCTGTTGCTCCTGATGCTACTACAGTAGATAAATCCATATTGTTAAAAACACTTTGTGTAATATTATCGTCAAATTCAGGAGTAGTAGAAATAATTGAAAACATTTGTTGCATTATAGCTTTATCTTTTAGTTCTTCTTGTGTTATTTCTATACCTAAATCATTTAAATATTTTGTTTTATTAAAAATTAAACTATTAACATCAAATTCAGTCATATTTGCATTAACTTGATAATTACCTGATTCGTTTTTTCCATAAGAACTAATTTGTCCAGATAGGTCTTGAACTTGTAATGTTAAAGTATTTATATCTATTAATCTATCAAGTTGATCTTGTGTTAAATTATTATTAATTGCTATTACTCTTATTTCTTCAGTAGATTTAGTAAATCCATCTTCTATTTCAGCAACAGTGCTTTGCACTACTACTTCTTTATCTTGACTTAATATTATATCTTGTTTTTTTATATTCTTTTCATTTACAACATTCCATGAATCTATGTATTTTTCTACACTTGTAATAATACCAGCTCTATCTTCTCTATTAGTATTTACATATACACTAGCATCATCTGTATCGTGATTAGGTTTATCTATATATTTTGTTCCCCATAGTTGATATTGTTTTAAAACTTTAGAAACTTCTGTTTCATAGTTATCTGGTATTCCACCCATTTGTTGTATGTATGCTGTATCTAATGCTTGTGCATTGTTTAAATCCTTAGCTGTTAAACTAATTAATCTTTGTGTTTCAAAACCTAATTCTAATGCTTTATTAAATTCTTCTGGCGTTCCAAATCCTTTTTGTGATGCTAGTTGTGATTGTATACTTGCATCATATGAATTATATAACTTTTCATAATCAGCCATAGTATCTGCCATTTCAGGTAATAAACTTTGTGTCCAGTAATCTTGAAAATCACTAGGTGGTTTAGTCATTATAATTGAATTTCTTTGTGCTATAAAATCTTTATAATTATTTGACCAATTACTAATTTCTAATATAGTTTTTTGTGATTTAGCTTCTTGCCAAATTTGATCTCCATATTCAAATGCAATATTCCCTATAAATTCTTACACCTAATTTTTAACCCTATTAGGAGCTTCATTACCAAGAGACTCTCTATAGCTATTAGTTGCTTTTGTAAAACCATCAGGATC